GCTTTTACGGAATCGGGCATCGAGATGTATTTGTTATTCTCTGTAACAAACTTCGACTTTGGCATTCTGTAGATATTCATTATTACCCGAACAACATACCATCTAAAGTAATCGCTCTTGTAAAGCCTATTTATATCTTCCTCGGGTTTTGACAGCAATACCACCATGACTTCTTGGTTTAGATCGTCTATATCGAATGGGTGAACAATAGTCTTTAGAGCTTCGTTATACCAATCACTTACAAACAATTCTGATATGATGGCATTCCTCTTAGCCATCACACAAATGTATACACTTTATATCAAATATCAAAATCACTTTATATTCTATTTACGACGTATAGTCTCGTCGATTATCTCAACAAGACTATAGCCCTTCTTTTGATATTTCTTCAAGTAGTAAGTAACCTCTGCTGAAGTTAAACCCGCTATCTGCTCTTCGTATTTCCCATTACGGATATATAGGGTAAAGCGGGTCGTAGAGGATGGCGTAGATTGAGTCATAATGCTTGGATTTTTCCGCTAATTTACTCAATTGTGATACTAATGAGACTAATCTTATTTTATCTTCTTCTCTCCCATTGTTTTTTATGTATTCAATAGTTTCGAAAAGATTAAAATACTCGTCCCAACATTTCAAACGCATTGTTTTGATGTACTCAGTGTCAATATTCATATTTATTTGTTTTGATTTATTATCTCGATTTGTCTTGCTAATTCGAATACCGCCTCTTTATGCCAAATGTACATGTCTTGCCATTCTGCAGATTTAACTTGATTGATTAACCATTCGACTGCTGAGATATCCTTGTAATTATTGTCGGGACAACACGCTAAATATGGTTCCCCTTTTTCGTTAACTCCGAGTGGCTGACTACTTAGCCACCCGCACCCGGTACATTGCTTGATTTTATTATCGTTTGTCATAGTTCCTTGTATTTAGTCTGCTCTCCAATAAATGCTACATTGATATAACATGTCTCTCCGTTTCTGTTCTTTCCAATAATGATTTCCGCATCGTCTTCGATAGGTCTTTTGGGTCCTTGCTCGTAATATGCGGGTCGGTAAGGAAACATAACTACATCGGCATCTTGTTCGATGGCTCCCGATTCCCGCAAGTCTGACATAAATGGTCTTTTGTCTTGTCGATGCTCTACGGCACGCGATAATTGTGCGAGACCAATGACAGTACATTGTGACTCTTTGGATATGAGTTTAAGTCCTCTGCTGATAGATGCTATCTCTTGCTCTCGATTTTGTCCGACACCTTGGATAAGTTGGATATAGTCAACAATCAATAAATCTAATCCGTGTCTGTTCTTATGGTCAGATGCTTTTGCTCTAATTGTTTCTATGGATATACCCGCTGTGTCGTCGATGTGGAAATCGAAGTCTAATCTATTATTGTAGAAATCTATAACCTCCTCTATATCCCTATTCGATAGTTGCCCATTACGTACTTTGTAATTTGGGACATCTGCTTCGTGTGATATAATCCTTTTGGCTAACTGAGGGATAGACATTTCTAAGCTAAAGAATAATACTTTATTCCCTAACTTGGCAAAGTCAATTCCGAGAGACATTGCAAATGCAGTCTTTCCCATTCCTGGTCGACCGGCTATGATAATAAGTTCTCCCTCGTTGTAACCGCCAATGTATTTGTCAAGAAATCTCCATCCCGTAGACTTGCCCATAATACCCGTTCCTTTCTGAGATACTTCTATGACTTGGTCGATGGCCGTAGCGAGCGCTTTGGAAATCTTCTCAGTACTTTTGAAGTTCGTGTTCGTTATCTCGTCAATCTCGGTAAGCATTTTTGACCTTATGATTTCTATAGGTGCGTTGCTTTGGATAAGGCTTGTCATAGTGGAACGAATCTTTGTAGTCTTATAATCGCTCTCCAATACAAATAGATACTCTTCTGTATTTCCGCATCCGGTGCACATTGTGCTTAGTTTTGCTATATCGTATGCTGCTACATTATTAGGTTTCGCTTCTCGATAGATAGATGTTAGATCAATAGATTTCCCCTCTATGTATACTTTTATAATTGCTTTTGCTATGTCCTTGTTGACTTGGCTTGTGAACCAATCGGGATTTGTCTTTCCAATAAGTGGTCTAACTTGTGGGTGTAATATAAAGGCACCCAATACATATTCTTCTATGTTAGGTATCGTTGTCATTTTTCCAATCTGATAAATCTGCTTTTTGTATCTGTCTTACTTCTGCTTTCTCGGGTGTACGTTCTCTGCTTGCCCACATATTGCATGCTGCTCTCCAATTATTCATAGGCTTGTTCCCCATAATCCAACCATTCGCTTCGTAGTAGTTAAAGAACTTGTCTGCGAAATCGGGCATGTTCTTCATTTTTAGATAGTTCCGAACTTGGTGTAGGTTGGGTTTTGCGAATACAATACTATTTTCATTTTCATTTTCAGTTTCCTTATGTAAAAGACTTGTTTCTGATGTCTGATGCTTTGACAATCTATTTTGCCTCCTACTCTCTGAGAATGACTTTCTACGCTGAATCTCGTTTTCTAATCTCTGATTGTAGTAAAGTCCGTCTTCGTCTATGTCAAACTTGTCCATTACATCAGAATCTAATCTGCCACATATGAATAAGACTTGTTTCTCTGTCATATGCCCATGCTGATGTTGCGTAATCAGTAAACGCAAGTACATGCCCACTTGTTCGTGGGACATGAACTTGGTTTTGGTCTCGAAATCGTTTGGGTAAAATAGGAATGCGGGGTCCTTAGCCACAATTAGAATCCTTTCGTAGCGTCCAAGTGCACTCTACTCTTCCATACAATCCTATTACCTTGTTGTATTGCAGTTTGTCTAAAAAGCCATCTCTTGTAAGATTGCTAATAGATCTCCGTATGCTTGTAATAGGGATTCGCTCTCCGAGGATAACATAAATGTCGCTCGGAGATAATGGATGGTTTCTATTTTTGAATAATGCAATGATTAATTCGTCTTGACTCTTAGCCTTCGCTTCGTACTCTTCTAATAGCGAACCTATGGCTCCCGTAGTGTTATGATAGTGATGCTTCATTTTGGGTTTTCGTTTCTCTTAGCAAATTACAACATTTTCCCGACATTTGCAAACTTTCTTTTACATTTGTTTGATATTTCATCAGGTAGCGATGCTCTGTAATCGTCTCGAAGCTGCTTGGTGATTCCCGCAATCCATTCTGAATATCGAGGGTGGAATTTTCTGTCCACCTCGCTCCAATGCGTGGCTTTAGGTGGACTTTCTAATGCCGTTCGGGTCTCAGCCCCTCTTTTCTGAAAAAATCGACGTATCATCACAATTTGCCCTCCTCTGCGAACGATAGATATCCGTTCCTTGTTATAATCAAATGGTCAAGCAATGTGATTTCTAACAATTTTAATGCTTGCTTTATCTTTCTTGTGACCTGGTAGTCTTCCTCACTTGGGGTAAGATTCCCACTTGGATGATTATGTGCAACTATAACTGCAGTCGCATTGGTTAATATTGCTTGTCTCGCAAGTTCGTATGGAGACATGATAACTCCAACTAAAGTACCGGTAGATAATACACTCCATCCTATGACATCGTTGGCTCTGTTTAGGAAGATAGCGAAGGCTACTTCTCTCATTTCTACTGAGCCGTATTCTAGGTCAAGTATGTTTCTTAGTTTGTCGCATACGTGAGTTGTAGACTTTATAGAACCTATTTCTACAAAGTTAGAGTTCCTATGATAAGAAACTCTAACTTCACCCGCATAATTAGAATGACCAATCATAATAATATGCCTCCAAGTTAAACTTAATTGCTACTTTACATCCACGCTTCTTCTTCTTAGGATCCTCTGTGTCGTCTTCGTAATACCACGCACCTCTGTACAAAACAATCGTGTCTAAAGTCCATTCCTCGTGGGATATGATATCCCAATCTTGGTGCCCAAATCCCGATGCCGTAGATTTAGCACATGCTTCTGTTCTTCTGATTAGGCATTTTCTGAAATTGTCAGATACCCAAACTACATCGACCACGAATCGGTCTGTCCAAAGTGCGATGGTTGCACGATTGCCCACAATCGGCGTACCGAATTGTGATGTGGCGAACATTGCATTCTGCAAGCTGCCATAATCTTTGAAATTGTAACTCATGTTGTTTTGTTGTTTTTCCTCCTAACAAAGATACAAAACCTCAATGAAAAAGCAAAACTTTTTTACAATTTTTTTAGTATTTTTTTTATGTAAAAGAAAAGGGGAACTACATCGTAGTCCCCCAAATCCCGCTTAGAGCAAGGCTAAGATTAGCCCGCAGCTCCACCGCCCAAGTTACCGGCAGCTCCGCCACCGCATACTCGACCTGCAGCTCCACCGCCGTTCAAAGAACCAGCAGCACCGCCTCCGTAGTTAGTCATATATTTTCCACCTCCTTTCTTATTGAGAATTGACATCACATTCGCTTATATAGACATTCGTATCCATTAGATATTGCATTGGATATTTTCCAATTGAGCCAATATATAGAACTCGGCTCATTACAATATTCAGCGAGACTCCCAATGTGTGTCCTGTTTATGAAGTAATCAATTCGGATTTGTGTTATCTCCGATGATTCGTCGAACCAAATATAACATCTTTTTTTGATTTCGCGATTATTTCTTATACATCTCGCAACAAAATAATCTTGACTATTAATTATCTGCTGATTCATAATCCCAACTCATTCATTATCTTTTGGAACAACTCGGCAGCATGACCTAACTTTTCATCAATCATATCCTTCACGGGGTCCCTCTTGACTTCCACAATGTGCAATCTTTTAGATGGCGGGAAGCGAGGGTCATATGAGCCATATAGCGCACACTCTTTGTCCATGGCTATCATCAATAATTGCATTTGCCAATAGTGCTCTATTCTCGCATTCTTGACATCCTCGTTATTCTTTAGCATGCAATTGTATAAATGATTTGTGGAATCGAATGGGCACTTAAACTCTACTACATGAAGAGTGCTTACCGCATCGGGAGATCCACCCGACCATTCTCCGTAAGGATAAAACCTTGGATTATCTTGTCCGTGGTACATTAGGAAATCTTCATACTCTTCTGCAAGGCATTCGTATGCTTCTTTCTCATACATGTTTCCCCACTCTATGGCGGGTCCATATGCTTCCCTTCTCGTACCGGTAAGCAATTCTGCAGCTTTCGTATAAATAAATGTTTGAGCGGTTTGGGTAAGTACCGAAGATTTTGTCTTCGGCACCCCCATTAGTTTGTGTAGTTCGCTCGCAGTGAATCGCTTTCTGCGATTACTCCTCCAATCAATTATTTGCGCTTCCGTCGGTCCCATCTTGATTGTTATATGCTTCTGCAGCTTCGATTAATAATTCCTCGTCAGCCTGGCTCAGAGTAAATGTTTGCTTGATGGTAGTCATAGCGTATTTACCTTGAGTAGCGTAGAACCTTACAGCATCTTTCCATTTATCATGCTTGCTATGTAGGCTTGTCTTTGGAGCGGGTTGCTTGCTCGAGTTTGTTTTACCCGATGCCTTATTCCCATCGTCGTCTTCCTCTACATTTATCATCAAAATGGCTTGAAGGCTATACCTCCGAGCATAAGTTATGCTTGACCCGAGTGCTTGTGGGTCGTCTTTTTTAGCTACGGGCATTTCGTAGTAACACCCGATATACTCTCCG